ACGCTCTTCCCGGATTTCCGGGCAGATTCCAAAGAAGTGAACCTCAAGGACGCAACAATTTCGCTTACTGGCAAGTGTAATGTCATTGAGCCCGCTGTTTCACGTGTGTAGTTTGAATTTCTAGCATCAGTGTCGGGCATCCGGCACCGATGCCTTTTTAACGGAGGTGACTTATGGCACGAATTGAACTTCGTGATACCATTGTTCGATTCATGGATGGTTTCGGCGGGTCGGCTAAGGTGAATGATCCCGACAGTGCTCTTGCTGCACTTGATGTTGTGATGGAGATTGACACTGTTGCCAATCTCACGAATAACACGAGTTTGGTTCCTGTTGGTGCTCGTTTCACGGTAGTTGGCGCCACTGCGACTCGCACGGTGACCGCGCAGGACGCCAATGAAGTGCAAAGCGTGACGATTGATGCTGGCGATGGGACCTTCACTCTGTCTTACAAGACTCAGGAGACAGGTAATCTCGATCACGATATTACTCTTGCTCTTCTCAAGGCAGCGTTGGAAGGTCTCAGCACTATCACTACGGTCAATGTCTACGGCACGCCTGGTACTCTTTACCTCATCGAGTTTGTTAATCCGGAAGGTGATGGTACTTTACTGGTTGCCGATGACGCTCTTTTGACTGGTGGTGAAGCTTCGGCGACAGTCGCTTTGGTTGCTGCTGTTGGAACCGTGACGTGTCAGTTGACATTCTCTCCAGCATTGAGTGACGCTGACGGCATCCCGGCGAACGATGCAGTGATTACTTTTCTTCCGCAACAGATTGAGATTAAGGTCGGTGATGGTAATGTTACCTACACCGAGAACCGGACTTACGAGTACATGTTGGACCGGGGTGATCTTGATACGGTGCGAGAAGGTGATCAAGTGCCTCTTGATGTGAGGTTGGAATGTACCTACGAGCACATCACAACGGGCACCTCGGAAGAGATTTCCCCGTTGGATGCGTTGAAAGGTATTGGTGGTGCGTCCGGGTGGGTTACTTCTTCGTCTGATCAGTGCGAACCGTATGCTATCGACATCAAAATCGAGCATGATCCACCTTGCGGTGTTGTTCAAACGGAAATTACGCTCTTCCCGGATTTCCGGGCAGATTCCAAAGAAGTGAACCTCAAGGACGCAACAATTTCGCTTACTGGCAAGTGTAATGTCATTGAGCCCGCTGTTTCACGTGTGTAATCTGAGTTTACATCGGTGCCGGGCATCCGGCACCGATGTCTTTTGAGGGAGAATGAGTTATGAAAATTGGTGGACTAGACCCCGCGACCCTGAGTAACGAAGTTTTTTTGATTTTACCGCGCGGTGAGAAAGACCTTATTTTTCGTGCGGTTGGTCTGAGGCACATGGACCCTTTTCACGAAAAGTGTCCGCAGCCTAAGCCACCGGGTAAGTTGACTCGGGAAGGCTATGTGCCAATGCCCGAGGACCCTTCATATCAAGAGGTACTTGAGGAATGGGCAAGAAAACGTCTTGGATACATCGTATTCAATTCACTGAAACCGAGTGTCATTGAATGGGACACGGTGAAGGAAGATGATCCTCGCACCTGGAAAAATTGGGAAGATGATTTGAAGAATGGTGGTTTGAGTGACATTGAGTGTGGTCGAGTCTTGTCGGCTGTTATGGAAGCCAATGCGCTTGATGACGAGAAGCTCAAACAAGCTCGCGAGACTTTTCTTCTTGGTCAGGTTCAAATGTCTCAAGCGTCCTCTGGCCAAGCTTCCGAACAGGAGACTATGCCATCTGGCGAGCCTGTGCAAGGCTAGGAATTTGCCCGCCGGGGGTGAAGAAATCGTGGGAGGATTGCGGCGTAGAAACTCAGGCGTTGATCATAGCATTTGATCAGACGATAAGTTACGATGATGAGCAGTGGCAGGCGAAACTTGCTGGTGCTCAAATACCGGGCTCATCACCGCCATCGGCATCCCGTCGAGGACCGCAGGGACGAAGATGAAGTTTTCCGCTACATACCGGCGCCCCCATTTGAATTTGGACGGTTACAAGAAAGCACTCGATGCTCACATGCGAGAGATTCTTGCACGGGGCATAATGGCTTGGATTGAAGCCGTTGTTGCGGAAGTTCCAATTTGGAGTGGCGCATCCAGAGCTACCTTTATTAAGGTAGCGAAAATAATTGACGCTTCGGTACCGATTGGTGGGGGCCCTGCTCCATTTAATCGTACCGGTATGGGTTTGGCTGCAAGTACGGGAGAGTCCGAAATGGATATTGGAACCGGCTTGTATACATTTACGTATGGAACAAGTCTCCCCTGGTTGATTTGGAACGAGTTTCATAATGCAAACATTGACCCCGATCCGACATTGTTTGCTAAGTTGAAGAAACCCGGCCCCTATGATTTCCAAGTCAAAGGTGCTGCGGCTTTTCTTCATGCGATTGGTCTTGTTAGTTTACCCAAGGTTACCCCGTTTCTTCAAAGTCGTCGTGTACGGTGAGTGAAATGGCCGAAGAAATTATTAGCAAATTAGGTCTTGATGTGTCGTCAGCGGTGACGGGATTGATGACACTTGCTACAAAATTGACGCAATCTGCTACTGCGTTGAATACACATGCTGCTGCACTAGGGAAATGGAATACGGTAGCCGTTCAATCCCTTAAAATAATGCAGGGTTTGGCAGCGGCTTCCGGGAAGCTTGGTAAAATGCCTGCGCCTACGGCTGCGCCTACAGCCGCTCGCGGTCTTCCACCTGGGTTGGCGGCACAAACTGTAGCAGCTAATAAGGCCATGGATGACTTGGGTAGTACATCGACTAAGACTGGAAAGAAGATCGCAGAAGCGGGTGGACGAGGCACCAGGGCTCTTAAAGATACTCACGGAGCTTCCAGCAAGTTGATTATGTCGCTTGAGATGATGGGCAGAATTGTCATAACTCAGGCGATTGTTCGCGCATTGTCACAGATTCGTAATATGCTGCAATTAGCGGTTGCGGAGTCTGTTGAATTTCAGAAAGCGATTTCTGAAGTCTTGTTGATTACGATGGCCCCGCTTGAAGGCTCGATGCGGGAGACTACTTCAACATTTCAATCGCTTACCGAAGAATCAGCTAATATGGCGAGACGATTTAATGTCGATCTCTCGCAAGCTGTTGAAGGTATGTATCAAACAATTTCTAATCAGTTCACTGAGGCTACAGAACGCACCCATGTTATGGATGCCTCAATGAAACTGGCCAAAATCGGTGTCGTAGATTTGAAAGATTCTGTGCTACTGATGACCGGGGCATTGAATGCTTATGGCAAGTCGTCATCGGAGGCTGAACGAGTTGCGGCAATGTTCTTTCGTACTATCCAATTGGGCCGTGTTCGTGGGAAAGAGTTGGCTGATACGCTTGGCACTGTCATTCCTGTTGCTGCACAACTCGGCGTCAGTCTTGAAGAAGTCACATCATCCTTTGTGTCATTGACTATTGGCGGTATTAACGCGCATAAGGCGTCTACTGGTCTTCGTCAAGCGATGTTGGCTTTCTTAAAGCCATCCGAGGATATGAAGAAGGTTCTTCGCGAGCTTGGTTACGCAAATGCCGAGCAAATTATCCAAGCCAAGACTTTTGTTGGTGCTTTGAAAGCTGTTAGTGAAGCCTCAAAGGGGATGGCGTCGGAGTTTGCGAAGTCTATTCGTAGGGTTCGGGCATTGACAGTGGCTTTAGCTTTAACTCGTGATGACGCGAAAGCGTATGAAAAAGCAGTTGAAACAATGTCGAAGTCATCGGCAGAGCATCTCGACGAATTGTGGATAAAGTATAAAGAGATGCCCGCCGAGAAGTTGACACACGACATCAACGCAATTAAAGTCACCTTGACTCAAGACTTAGGCGCGGCATTGATAGATACACTTAATCGGATTCTTCAGTTTGTGGGTGGAGCCGATTCACTTATAGTTGTTCTCAAAGCGGTGACAGCGACGGCCATTGCTCTCGGTGTTGCATTGATTGTGTTGGCTGCAAAGGCAGCGTTAGCTCACATGGCACTCGGGCCTGTTGGAATAGCTATGCTTGCGCTTTCAGTAGCTATTGGAGTAGTAACCGCCGCAACTGCGTACAATACGGCCGCAATTCGCAGGAATGCTGAAGAGCAACGAAAAAGTGCCGAAGAAGAGATAACGAAACTTGAAAAGAAGCGACAAAAAGAACGGAAGGCAGCTTTCGAGGCGATGCGGGAAGCGAATAGTCAATATGAGGAGATGATGGCTTCGCTTCGGAAAAACTATTTTAGCGCAATTGACGATCTTAAACGGAAAAATAAAGACCTTGTTGAAGATACTCGCCAGTCTACCTCAGCAATGGTTCGAGCACAGGATCGTGTGGTCGCAGCGTATCGCAATGCTGCAAAAGCTGCGGC